TCTTCTGACAAGAGGTTAAATTATATCATTGTTTATATTCTGATATTTGCTATAATATAATCAGAAAGAGAAAAGAAAACAAAGACGTCAAGGAAAGACTTGAAGAAAGGAATAATAATGAAAGTATTGGTTGCATGTGAAGAATCACAGAGAGTAACAATTGAGTTGAGAAAATTAGGGAATGAAGCTTATTCTTGTGATTTACTTGACTGTTCTGGTAATCATCCGGAGTGGCACATCAAGAAAGACGTTACTTTATTATTGAATGGAAATTGCATTTTTAGCACTGTTGATGGAGTAGAGCATGAAATTTCTGGTAAGTGGGATATGATCATAGCATTTCCCCCATGTACATATTTGACTGTAACGGGTAACAGATGGTTTAATTATGAAAAGTATGGAGATAAAGCAATTCAAAGGATGTTAGATAGAAATGATGCTATCAAGTTTTTTATGAGAATTGCAAATGCTGATTGTGACAGAATAGCAATTGAAAATCCTGTTGGTGTAATGAGTACACAATGGAGAAAACCAGATCAAATTATACAGCCTTATCAATACGGGGATGCCTACGAAAAGCGGACTTGTTTATGGTTAAAGGGCTTGCCAATGCTTTCACCAACAAAAATTGTAGAGACTCCAGATAGAATCCAGTTTAAGTCTGGAAAAACAATGGCGAAGTGGTATGTAGAAGCTGGGAATCTTTCAAAAGAACAAAGGGCATTAGTAAGATCAAAGACTTTTCCTGGAATAGCTAAAGCTATGGCGGAACAGTGGGGAAATGATTGCAATTATGCAAAGAATCTAAGAAAAACTTCTTTTTATGGCATGTTTGGCGGTTTCCCGACAATCACAGAAATGTACAATAACAAGTGTTTTTGTTGTCCAGCCGACAGGCAAGGGAATCGTTGTTGCGGTGAAAAGTGGTGCGCGGAAACATGGAAACGATATGAAGCAATTATCAATCCAGAATGGCATCACGTCAACCTTGCAACCCTTGCAAATATCGACTTTGATATGTTAGATAAAAAGAGACAGGTATATCTCAAAGCGCACCGCGAACTAAAGCGAACGTTACTAGACTTAAGTAAGTGTAAAACAGGGCATACGTACGAAGCTAGAGCACGCAAATTCATGCGCGACATGATATCAAAATATTATGATAATGAAATATCTTATGCAATGCGCAAATACTTAGATTTACAATTATCAATGTCAAATGTCGTCAATGGTGTATGGAGTTCATATGTTGAACCCGCGATGGGCTTACATGAATCACGTAGATATAGTAGACCAACTTTAACATATTAAAATAATATCATAGCTGTCATAACGGCTTGACGGTGAGAAATGGAGCAAATATGAATCTTTATGGAATTTACAAGCGCAACACAATCGATAACGTACCAGAAATGAACGCATTATTAGATGACACCCGTGATTATTGTCACAGACGCGGTTTGCACTATGTCACATGTGCAGACGTTCCAGGCTATATGAATGAAGGTTGCTCAACCGTACACGCATATAATGGAAAGTATGGAAAAGGCGTAGTTCGCACAAGACCATGTTTTTATAGAGGTAAAAGATCAACAAATTATATGACAATTGAATACTGGGTGACTCGTGACGATATCCACAAGAGATTAACAGGAGAAAGTGAGGTATAAAGATGAAGTTATATTTGATTGAATACTATGACAAGTTGCTAGATAGAACAGACTATGATACAATATTTGGCTTCAGTGAATCACACGCTAGAGAACAATTCAGATATAGAACGGACGACACTAAAATTATAGTATCAGTTGAAGCATTATAAGAAAGTGAGGATTGACCATGGATGCATTAACCACAAAACAGAAAAACCAGATGTATGATGAAATTGCAGACTTAGTCTTGAGATACGGAAGTAACTTGACAGCAAAACGCATGATTAAAGCTTTTTTTAATAGAGTAGAAGCTGTTAGAAACGCACGTGAATTTTCTGCTATGGAAATAACGTTAGTAGCACTCAAATACCTGTTAGAAATCACATTCCCCAACAAATAGAAAAAATAGCCGCCCAAAACGGGCGGTTATTTTTTAAAAGTAATTTAAATGAACTTTTGCTTTTTTAAGTGTTTCAATATCAAAGTTTGCAAGTGTCGGGATACCATATATAATAACATGATACTTGTTAGGCATAGATGGATCCGGGGCAGTAAAGCAAAAGCCCACACCAAAACTAAATTGCGGCGAAGTAGAAATTTGGATAAATGGAACACTATTAGGTCGGAGATCGCAATAATAACCAAGAGCTTCGTCGGTGGTCATTAAAGTTTTTTCTCCGACTGTAACAAGGTTGATCTGACTCCAAAAAGTATCTGTAATATCAACGCTAATCAAATTTGCAATATCATTATAGTAGAATGGCGGTTTTTGATTGCTAATACTATGCTCAATATTCTCCCCCCAACTATCCACATACTCGAACGCATTAACAACTTCATCCCTCAGCTTTCTAACCCCTCTCCAAAACGCAAGATTAGAAAATCTTTCTGGTAAATTCTTCATTGGTTCCAAATATTTCAATAAATCCATATATAATACCTCTCTTTCTAATTAACCATTCTCAGCGATACAATAAATATATAAATCCCAAGCTGTCGCAATTGATACATCTTCCGCATTTGGGACAGCCGCTAAGGTAATGCTTTGTGGCACAATTGCAAGTTTTGCATTAGTTCCAGTTTTTGGAATTTGTAAACGTACATCAGCTTGTACAGCAAAACTTGTATATGCCCACATATTATCAAGTTTAACAATGGTACTGTCTTTAGTTAAAAAAGGAATGTAACTTGTCATAAGCTTAACTTCATCCATCGTGTACCCAAACTCTTTTGTTAATGTAAGGTTGAAAAAACCATTAGCGGGATATAAAGCATCAGCCTTGAAACTTGGTGCAACGGCATTTATTTGTCCAATGGTTGGTTTAGAATTCCAAACGCTTTTACGTACCGCAATGAATGGTAACTTTACAAGAGCAACAGGTTGACCTAAATAGCCTATTTGAATAGTTCGCTTCGGTTTTGTCACTGTGTCATGCCATTTTAAATTGTTGGATAATTCCCAGTTTGATTTACTGTCACCGCATGCGAAGTCAATAATATTTGTGCAAAACCAGTCCCACCATGCGCCCCAAACGGTCGCCCAGGCTGAATCATTGTCGGTTAAATCAAGAATTGTCTGAGGTGGAATGATGTTAAGATTCTTCAACAAATCTTCCAACTTTTTCACCCTTGCCTCTAATGCTGTCATGTCAGCTTGAATCTGAGTAATAGAATTGTTAATGTTGGAAATTGACTGCTTAATATCTGTAATTTCATTTTCGATATTTGACACTCTATTTTCGACATTGTCTAAACGTTGATTGATATTTGTAATGTCATTTTTAATATCTGTAATTTCATTTTCGATATTTGACACTCTATTTTCGATATTGTCTAAACGTTGATTGATATTTGTAATGTCATTTTTAATATTATTCAATTCAGTCTGAATATTTTGCAACTGCTCCTCGATATTTGTTACTCTAGTGTCCAACGCTTCATACTTCGCATACAAATCTTTTAATGATTCTTCTACACTTTTTGCCCACACATTAAATTCATTGTTAAATTCATTCAAAGCGTCAATAACGTCATTCAATTTCGCCCACAAAGCACATACCTTTTGTAGAAGTGACAAACAATCATCAAAAAGCAAAGGAATTGTAAATTGATGATTCCAACAAAAGCCCAAATGCTCTTTGTCGGGCGGGTTGATAATAGGTATATTTGCCATAGTTACACCTCACTTTCATAATTCTACTCACATTATAACACAAGTTCCGCTTTCGTCAATCACCTAAACAGCCCCAAAAAATTGTGTTTCAGTTTATCACAAATTTCCGTTTCAAAATCCCAAACCGCTGTCGTGTAGCTCTGTGCATTAGACGCGGCTGTTCCACTTGACCCCGTGTGAGTTGTGCTATCATCCACATGATTTTTTGATACATTTGTCAGATAGTTGTCATCGAGTAAATCCGTTTGCCCTTGCGGTGTATCGAGAAACTTGTGCCAATCATCGGAAGTATGAACGTTTTTGGTGTTGTCCGTTTCAAACATATTCTTTGCGGTATAAGCTTCAAACCTTGCCTTAAGCTTGATATTGAGTTCGGGCATAATTCGCGCCATATCACCTCTCATGTGCTCACGGAAAAGAAAATCTGTCTCATAACCAATTTCCCACTCCAGAAAATGCCGAATGATCATATCGTTAATTGGCTTTCTAAATTCCTCACTGAAAAGCGGATAATCGTCAAGCCCAAAAGCCGCAAAATTATAATTATCAAACAAGCTCTTATTAGACTTCCTGTCATTTCCGACTTGAGCATTCTGCAAAATATCATATACATGGAGCGTATAAGCCGCCCCCACATCATACCAATACTTATCATTATCCAAAAAATTAGTATCAATCATTGGAATTGTCATTATCCTCACCCTCACTTTCTTGAGCTTCTAAACCACTGTTCTTAACTTCCTTCACTGTCTCTCTATTGGTGTCCATAACTGAAAATTGGTCTAGCAGTCCAACATCACCAATATTTGAGTCATTAAACGTAGCCTTAACATTCAAGCCGAATTTCTTGTTGCATTGATCACAGAAATTTTGTCTTGCCTGCTCATAAGAATTTCTTAAAACCATAAGTGTAGGCGCGTCTTGCATCACTTCAAGGCTTGAAACCTGTGCAACTTTCGATTGTGTGCGTCCGTTAACACCCAACATAAACATAAAGTCCGACATTAGCATAGATTTCAGTTGTTCCACATTTCCCGCAACAAATGGTGCTGGTGTTTGGTATACAATTTGTCTGATATCATCATACTGACTTTTTAAAGGTGACATATCCCTAGTATATACAACAGGTTTATGACCTGCAATTTGTTCATAGAGATTGGCAAACGTTAGCTCCTGTCCATCTGGTGCATTTAAGATGGCGGGTGTGTTCTGTGCTTTTAAATTCACGTTTATGCACCTGTCGCATTCGTAAAGCAACGCGGCATAGTGTCGACATAAACCGTCAATAGAAACAACGTCATAGTCTGTGTACGGTGACAAGCTAGCCGTCAATGTAGCAACTTCGCTCAAGTCTTTACTAACCGTATTCACGAACGTCTTACACTGATACTTTGTTGCACCGCCATACCACGTCTTAGTACTTGATGTTGTGCAATCTCCGACAACATAAAAACCATCTTCTTTCCAGAGTCCCCCCAACTTACCTAACACAAAGTTTTCATTGAGAATGTTATTTGCGTGTCTGTAAACATCATCATCATCAAATGGCAATCCCTCAAACGTCCACGCATCAACAGCAATCCTACGCAAGAAAGTATAATACAAACCGATAGTTAAAAGATTTTCCGTCTGTGTATTCTGATTTTTTATATTTCTTTTAGCCATTCAAACACCTCACTTTCTACAATCAACGTTCCACGTGGAACGTTGAGCATTTATCCCTCACCTTCACCCTCACCCCACACCCCTCAGCCCTCAGCCTTCCACCCTCATTTTACCATATTGACCGTCATTGTCAATTACCAATTTTCAGTGGTAGCACATTCGCAAAGTATTTTAAAGACCAATAAGGACAAAACATACTTCTAGCATCAATTCCCCCTATTGGTGGGGGCGGTGTTGTTGGTTGTACAACCTCAGTTGTGCCACTACCAGTTGCACTTCCAGCATTTCCACCAGCCGGATTGACGGGGGCTTTTGAGTCTGAGTCTGAAATTGTACCTTCGCCAATTTGGATAACTCCCGTTTGGGCTTGCATGTCGGCAAATACTCTGTTGTACTGTGTAGTTGTCCAACGATTGCCGTCATTTGCACCCGTTTTAGCGTTTTGACGTGCCATGACCAATTTTATCCAATCACTTTCTGTCTCTTTTCCTGTTGTGCCCGTGAAGATATCTTTTACAGCGTCCCAGTATCCACTATCACGAATTGCAATACTTGCGGCAGTTCCCACGGCATACGCTCCAACGTTTGAAACGTCATAGCCTAAATGTTTTTGTATCTCACTTCTAATCAAACTATAATAGTTATTAAACATCGCCCAGTTTTGCATTTTTGAAAATTCTGCTAAGTGGTTGGTTGTGTAGTCCATGAACAATTGTTTCAGTCCGCTATTGCTAACAAGTTGCACATTACCTACACCCAAATCAATGTATGGTTGAAAACCACTAAAAAGAGTAGGATAGTGCTGTATACAAAATTGCATAAAAGGCACTAGTCCATAACGATAATCAAATTGATATCGCCCGTATGCTCTACCCTTATCTCCGTTTATATACCAACCACTAGTGTCAGAATATTCTTTACCAGACTCAAAAACTTGCCAATTTATCCACATTCGCGCACCAACTTGCTCATCGTCTTTCTTTTCTTCTGGAACTGGTTGTGTTGACTCTGAGTTTTGCACAACTATAGCGGTGTGTCCAGGCATGTGTAAAATGTCACCGACTTGCAAGTTGTCGCCTGTTGTTAAGTATTTACTGTCATACAATATATCAAATAGCTCTGTATTTTTAAGCTGTTCTAGTTCGTTGTATGTATTCATACTTGTACTTACTAGAATATTGAGACAATTTAATATACATGCAACTAGAGCAGAGCAGTCAGTTGCACACGGTACTTTAACGTCTTTAGGTTTCCACCCGACTTTTCGACACTCATTTGTAAAAGTTTCCCGTCTATGTTGGTTATATCCAACATTTTGATTATCACATGATTCTATCATAAGCGTAGCAATTGCACGGGCAACGTCTGGACGGTTGCGAATACGTCCAATCCAGTCCCAGCGCCTACCGTCTCCAGTTTGCGGAAACCAACCTGTTACGCGGACTTCAAGTCCGTTTTGATCTCCGTCTCTGCCGCCCCAAAGATTGCCGTTTTCATCTTTTGACGCTTCTCCAATATATGTTGCCATTTAATCACCCTCACTTTCTGGGAAATGATTTTCTAAGATTTTATCAGTGTGTTTGTAATTTCCGATTCCATGCCAAAACCAGACACCACTATCAAGACGGTTTGCCATGTATGCAATTGCGTTTTGCGGTGCGTTTTCCGCGGTGATGATTGCGCCGCTTGTGTGTACGTAATTCACAATTGGCAGAGAATCAATTATAATGTCGGCAAGACTACCATTATAGTTGTAGCCGTACATACAGAAGTAGTTGTTAAATTTTTTAATATCTTGCAAAGACGGATAATACCATGCAATAGAAATCATGGGGAAAAGAGCATTATACATTGCAATCGAACCTGTTGGGTTGCCAATAGTGAGGTCAGATTCTTCAAATTTTGCACCGAGATTTTCCGCGAAAGTCTCAGCGGCTTGAAGCTCACCTTTAATGTCAAGTGAAAAGAGATTTCCAATTGAAGCAACTCCAAAATTGCCAAAATCGCGCATAACACCGCTGTTGTTTAGCTGTGTAGTCGAAAGTTGAACACTATCCCATGTACTACTTGCAAGCGAGTAGTCGCCATTAGTTCCGTTTCCGTACTGCTCTGGTGTTATAACAATACCGCCTAATTGTGACTGGTTAGCCGCCCACTTGAATTTAAACTTTTTGGCTAACAGCGCGGACTCATCAAAATAACGAAAATCATACTCTTTAGCACTTCCACCGCAATTGACTGTTAACTTGTTAAATTGTGGGGAAGTGTAAAGCTTATTCCACAAAGGTTTTTCAACAAACGATTGCACCAACTCAACCTCTCCTGTTCTATTGTCAACCTTATCAAGATTTTCGCCGCTTATGTCAGTGGCAAAAAACTTTGGCACGTGATATGCTCCAATTATGTCTTCCTGTCTACCACACTTTGCATAGCGTTTAACTACTTCTAACGCTTGTGCTCTTGACAGCTTACTTGTGTTACTTTGGACTATACCGCCACATTCGCAAGGATTTACACTAACCAACGAAAAGAAATTGTTGATTTGTCCATAGTCGCCCATGGCGAAATTTGCAATTGCCGCGTAGAAATCACTAGAACGGTTTTCGTAAGTGTCCGTATTATTAGCTGTCATAAGGTAAACAGAATCATCATCATCTTTTGAAAAGCCGTATTCGGTTCGTGCAATTTCCCACCTATCGACTTGCGTTGGTTCGGGATAAAAGTTTGCAAAAAGACCGTCTGAAGCCGGATGTTGTCTGACAATTGGTGACGGATGGAATGTGTATTTGTCGATGTATGTCGCCCAGTAATCAACAGATGTGTTTACATATGTCAGCTTATTGTTTACATACTGATAATCAATGATGTACGCGAATTCAAGTCTCGTTTCATTTTGATATGCCATGTAGTTATAGCGTTTTATTTCATCTGCTCTTACTGGACAGCGAAACGTTTGTCCCTGTCTTTCCCACGTTATATTATCATAACGCTTGTAAGGAAGAACGCTGAGAAGTTCTTTTAAGAACCCCTCAGCGTTTCTTTCTGTCGGGATCAACAAATGCTTTCCGCTATCATCAAATGGCGAATCAAACAGATATACAGTTGTCATAAAATCCCCCCTTTATTTATGCCTGTTTACAAATCGCAACAGCATTTCCCCACGGTCTAATGCCGTATGTCTGCCAAACGTTCAAGTACTGATTCTGATACATTCCCGCGGCATTGTAGAAGTCACCGCTTGTACTCAGATTGTCGCGGTACTCGAAAGTATTAACATCTGCAAGTACTGCAAGAATGTTTTGATCATCCTTGATAGTTTTCCAATATTTTGTTACTGGATCAATTGCAGATGTAAAATCAAGATAATCAAAGTTAGGGAATGGTGTGACACGTCCTACTAACTCCGCTTTGCTCATGTTGAAAGCACCCGCAAGTGTTTCAACATTGCAATTTACTAAAACGTCACTCCTTATAAACAGATATAAACTGTCAGATGGTGTCCATGTGATAGCGGGTGTCGCGTTTGCAATTCCCTGTGCTGTTGCATATGCCTGGTAGTTGTTGAAGTCACTTGAAGCATGTGTGATATCAAGTGCAATTTTCTGAATTGTCTTGATAAAGCCGACAGATGAAGCGGCAGGGTCTGCCTCATCCCATGGAATTTCCTTCTTAACTACTACGTTGTTTTTAACGGAAGTCTGAATCAACTTCTTGATAAGGTTTTCTTCCTCGATCTCGTTACCACTGAAAAGACTTGTCACCATGCCTGTTACCATACTGTCAAGCTGCTCCCATGACGTGAAAGCTCCTTCCAAAAGTTCACGGGGAATTGTTACTGGAAACTGTCGTCTACGATTCTGTCGGAAATAACAAGTTTTAACATCTGGTTTTGTAACTTGTAAAAGCGTTGCTCCAAGAGAAATATCATAATCGCGCCCCATGGCAGGATTGACGTAATTCATTTCCATATCGGTTCCAAGTGGAAAACCTTCCTTTTTCAGCATTTCATACTGATTGGTATACATCTTAGATTCAACGGACTGAATGACAATCTTGTTTACAACATAGTGCAGAAACTCGTTCATAAATGGTGCATACTTTACGATTGGTGTCATTGCGTGAGAAATTGACGTTGCCACGGTAACTTCGCCTGTTGCCCTCATGTATTCGTTTGAGGAATTCTTTCTCGCATCGTTAAAAAGATTTACTCCGCGCTGTGCGCTTGACAGCGGTTTTGTTGTTTTTGCCATAATTTTATACCTCACTTTCTATACATTAGCTATAATAGCTTAAAATATCGTCTGTTGTGACTTCCTCTTTTTCTTCTTCCTCATCTTCTTTAAGTTTTGTGGACGGAGAAATGGTAGTTGTGACACGGTTGAACAGCTCTAAGTTTTGTTTACTAAGTCTGTCGTTTTCCGTTTTCAATGTTGCGTTTTCTGTTGCAATTGCCTTTTCCGCTTCATTTGAAGCTTTTGCCATGTCTAGCACATCTACAACGATTCTTCGCATTTCATCAACCGTCATGCCGTCTGGAATGTTTAAAGTAGTTACCATCTTTTCAATATCAATCATGCTTTCGCCCCCTCATAGTTAATATTAGCAAAGTGGAAACTGTGTTCCCATTCATACTCTGCAATTCTTCCTAAGGTGATTGTCTGCCCCTCTTTTGGCATATGTAAGAAAAAACCGTATCCAATGTCAATTCCTACATGTCTACCTTTGCCGCCAAAAGTTGTATACAAACCGTTACCTTCTGTACCTAGAAGCGGTGTTGTCTTATCAGCCCCGTCATGATAGTGTCCCGTACTGTAATTTTCAACGCCTACGACAGCGGAAACGAAACCGCTACAATCAAGTCCGATTTTACCACGCGAGAAAGCTTTATAAGCACTTAACTCCTGTGTTGTATACTTTGAAAAATAGGCGGGTTCGAGACTGATAAGTGTGTTCATCACTTCATCGGTTAGGACTTGCCCTTTTGCACCGTAAAAATATGCATATTCATCACGGTGATAAAACATATATAACGCCTTTTTAATTACTTCATAATACGTCATTCTTTCACACCACCTTCCAACTCCGTTTTAATTTCCGATATCATTTCCCTAAGGGAATTGATTGCATTTGTAAGCTCTTTTGTTTCCTCTTTGTGAACGTCTGTCTGATACTTGATATAGTAACAAAGAATCAGCGTCATGCAAATTGGAAAGCCGACACTTGTAATCATTTGCGTAACTGTACTAATATCCATCACAACACCTCACTTTCTAAAAAGGTGGGCGTGTCTCCACGCCCGTGCTGACAGTTTGCACAACTACCCCGTTCTTCGCGGTCTGTCTGGTAGTCCCTAACTATAGTTTAACATATATTTAATTTCTGTCAATAAGTACACGTTTGATTAAGTCATTGAATTTTTCTGATGCTGTTTTTGAACTCGCACAGATTTGGGAAGTGCGTTTGTAATATAGCAACCATTGTATTATTTTTTGAGTTGATGGTAAGTATAACTCGTTCGTTTGTAAGATTGTTTTTGCTTTGTATTTTCCGTCTATAATTGTCAATGGCACACCTTGCTTTGTCGGCAAAATTATAGTTATCGCGAAGTCAGCAATATAAATTCTGTTGTTTTGTGTAGACATTTCACCATACCACCGCCATGGTAAGTGATTATAAAGTTCGGGGTATATATCCTCTTGCCATGTGCCATTGATTGTCATGTCATTTGTTTGCGACTCGTAAACGGCTAAATGTTTAGACACGTGTGCATGTTTTGGCGGTTCTGTATACAAACAACAGATTTTTAAAATGTCATCTTCAAGTTTACGATTAAAAATGTAAATTTTACCTTGCTCAAGTTTACGTGCATCAATGTTATAGTAGTCAAACAAAGGGCTTTTGGGATTGATGCTATTTGCACATGCTACAACGCGAACACCCCTTCTTTTTCGTATAATTGTGGACAACTGTTGACTATAGCCCTTCAAAAATTCACCTTTTGAGAGTGGGCGAATTGTAGTGGTGTCGTCATCCTCAATAAATTCATCAAAAAATATAGTTTTAACACTGTCGTAGCCGTTTCCTTTATATTTCATCCATGATGCTATTGATGAACTATAACCACAAGTGTCATAGACCCATTTGTTATTTCTTCCCAACGATTGCTTTCTATAACTACCGCTGTAATAATTCAAGTTCGCTTCTTCTTTCCATAGCTTCTTTTCTACGTACGGTTTGATGTTGGAAACTGCACCCCATGCACGACCGCGAATTAAGTAATCTTCACGTGTACGCATATAGACGAATTGTGCACCTGTTGCGTCATAGTCGTCAAACAACCCCTTGAAAACTGAGTATGTTTTACCCGCGGAACGCTCACCAAATACAATATAAACGTCTGCATTTAAAGTGTACAGCGATGGAATATTTATATAGGTTTCGTCACCTACTGTTATATATAAGTTTTCTATTTCCATATACTATTATTCTCCTATCTTCTCTAAGATTATTGGTGATAAGTGTTTCGTTTTTACCGTAAACTTTTCTAAACGTTTACTTATATCTTTATCTGTGTTCTCTTTTTTCCCCTCTTTTGTTATTATTGTCGGCTTGATGCTATAAACGTCTATTCCAATCAAAGCTCCATATTCTGGACTGATTGACAGAGTATATGTAGTGTCCTCTATCCATGTACCGCCATTGTCATATGTTTCGATTGCGTTTGTAGTCGGGTGTGATATTGTACGCCCCGACACGTCTGCATCAAAAGTGGTAAAAACTTCAAAATCTTCGATTGACGTAAGATAATTTACGGCTTTCTTCGAGAGTCCAGATACAGTCATATACAATTTGTTATCAGTATCTTGATATATATATTTCTTCGCGCCAAAAGTCTTAAATTTCAACCATGCACCAGTGTCTTCGGTTTCCCAGTCAAAAACTCCTAAATCTGGTAGTTTGTAATCTAAACCATAGCGTTTTATAGCTAAGTCGATTTTATATTTTGCATATTCGTTATACCCATTTATTACGTCTAAACATTCCTCTCGATTTATAACTTTTGCGCTGTCTGTGTCACAGTAGAGTACATTTCTATCAATCTTCGACACTATATCATGCATTAAATGGTAGCGTGTCCACGCGGGTATGAAAACTCCAATTTGATAAGGCAAGAAACTTCTAAAAGATTTGTAAAATTTTTCAAGTTGCGCGGAAATTTCCTTTTTGTTTGTGATAGCACAGTGGTCTAAAGTCCACTTCGTGCCGTCAAGTGTAACAACATCGTGAATAGGGTCTTGCACAAACATACCATAAAAAGAATTTACGCGGTTTTTTGCTTTTGCGTAGTTTAATTCTTCGCCTTTTACATGTTTTAAACTTTGTTTGTTGTTGTAATACTTTAACATGGTACAAACAATTCCAGATGGTAAATAGTCAGCTCTACAATAGTAACATTCATCTATTCGGATTGCATCAATCTTGTACATTCGCAAAATAATAGCAAGATCGAGGCTAGTACATGTTGTTTTAATCATATCTGCCTTAAAAATTCTACCATTGTCCAAAACACTATCGCTTGATACTTCACAATGTGATGATGATAAATATGTCATCGTACCTTTTGCGCGAACGTTTTTTGCTGTAATTGTACAGATGAAAAGATAATTGTCTGTGTTGAGTAAGCGTTTTAAGTCGTAAATATTCGCGTTTGGTAAACGCTTGAGAGGTGCAACAGGAAACTTTTCTGTCGCTATGGCGAACGGATACGCACTACCAAAATCGTAGCTATCCACATTTTCCATTATTTGCCCCGCGTACATATAGTTGGCGTGAGTGTAGCCGCCCATAAAAGCTTTCCGACATATTACATACCTATCATAGTCAAGTGAGGTGTTGCGAAACATCTTCATCCACTTTGCATCTTTTTTCATAATGGCGCGAAGTTCGTCACGTAAAAATCCCGTATTTGTGTATGGAAATTCGTAAAAAGGTTTGCCTTCCTGTTCTTCCAACTGATGGATTTTCGCCACCATGATTTCAACGTCACGGTATGTATAGCGTTCTTTGTCTTGCGGCAACGTTTCACCAGGTTTTACGATATCTTTATAGTTCATTTCAAGCTTTTCAAGTCCTACGTCTTTTCCACATGCCGCAAGACCCTTATTAGTTAACTTATAGCTGCATCGAAACTCTAAAACATCATCTATAATAAGATATAGCGGTTCGTGAGTATCCATGTAGAAGCCGCCTGTCATGGTGTGTCCTTCTAAGTTCCTGATTATAGCTTCCATTTCATATGATAAGTTATGCACATAAACAATGATACGGTTCTCGCCTTGAGTTGCAAATGTTTGATATTGGCTATGCAAGTAATCATATAAATTTGACCATGATGAGCATGTGTTATAGTTATAGTCACTATCCATCACTGACCAATGCCATGTATAGATTATGTCACAATCTTCTGTTATGTGTTCGTGAGTCGTTTCAATGTCAAAACAAAGAAACTTTTTACAATATGAAATTTTTTCTTTTCGTTTTGCCATTGTCTACACCTCTCTTAAATGTCGTCAAAATCTTGATCAAGAGATAACCACTCTCCGGAACTACCTTCACGTTGTACATCTAAAAACCATGCATCAAGGTCAACATCTTCGGGATTCATTGCCACTAAACCATCGAAACCACTACCTAGTGTATTTCCAGCCCAGTTAGCATAAGCAAGTAGCTGTTCACTATCATACTGCTCACCCTCATGAGCTGATTGCCAGGCACCCATATATGTTGTCATTTTCTTCCAATCTTCAAAAGATAGGTTTTTGAGTTTTGGGTGATTCTCTATCATTTTCTGGTATGCTTTATTTTGTAGCTGTCTATATCCCGTGTAAGTGGATTGTTTAGCATTTAATATCTCGATAGCGGTTGATACTTTTTTCTGAATCGCTTGCAAGGATAAGCCTTGATACTTAATATCGAACCCTTTATATCTATCATAGATAGGATTTATTTCCCCAGTATAACGTTTACCGCGTTCGCTGAAATATTCTTTAAGGGTTGCAAGCCTGGTTTGCGCTCTTTTGCCTAAAGTTCTGAGCAACAGAAGCGATTCATCTTTTGTGTAGTGTTTCTTGAGCAACACATACTTTCCATTAGACACATCATATAAAATCCCTTTTGCGCGTTGGACTTCGCCAACACGCTCTTTTTGCTTACTTGCCATACTCCTCTACCTCTCTTTCTGTAAAAGGCTCGATGTAGCCGCTTGCGATTGCGCTTTGAATCATTTCATCTGCTGTCATGTGATAGAGTGGAGCGTATACTTCGAGTGATTCTCTAACTTCTCTGTAATACTTGAGTCTCAAAACAGGTGTTTTAATATCATCAAGTGCTCTCAAGACAATAGCGTGTTGAAGTTCTAATAATTGGCTTTCTAAATACATATTCAATACCTCACTTTCATTTTTGTTCTTTCAGTTTAACATATAAATATGAACAAATATGAGATATTTTGTAAACAAATTGTTAACATTATGTAATTATAAAAGGGACTGTTTCCAGTCCCCTTATTGATGTAAAATGAACAAACTTGATTAGCTTCCGTTCTATTATTTGGAGTCAACCGCACTGTTGACCGTTTGCCGCGTTTAAAAGCTTCTTACCATAATTTTAAAAAATGTCTGTCCAGAGTTCCTTGAAATACCTGTTGTACATTCAATGATAAAATCATGCCCATCTGCAATAGCATCCGTTAACAAATCGGAAATCTTGTCAATTTCACGTGCAACACCTGTTGCGTAAATGCCAAAACCTTCTCCAGTTTCCATACAGAGATAGTAAGTGATTTTCCCTGTTACATCATCAGTACCAACTACAATTCCTAAAAGCTTACCAGATGGTTTTGCGTCCTTCGCAAGTGCTGTTGTACCATTGATTTTTACAAGCTTTACGCATTTTTCGTCTCCAGATACAAGTTCAAATTTCTTCATAATTTAAAATCTCCTTTTTTGTGTTATTTGTTTGAAGTGTAATGTTATGTAGTATTATCAGATTATATTATATTGCGTGTTGTGTTATAGTCTACGGCGGTATACCAGATAAATAGAAGTTATAGTCTAGCTCGTAACGTGTAAAAGTTGCGATAGTGCGTTTTGTCGCCATTGTTAAAAGTGAAAGTATAATAGACAACTTTCTCTGTTTCCACTCTCTGTAACTCTCCTCTAATTTGGTTTGTGAAATACCCCTCACAGAGTAGAGAAGAATCGAGGTCGTAAAAATCGATTGTTCCATCTGATAAAGTCTCCTTTATGGTGGTGCGCTTGTCAACGAAGTTTATTCGAGTAGAATCTGGAATGTTGATTCTTTTAATCGGTTTAACCTTCATGTTCTTCCCCCTCTAATTCAAAGAGTGTAAAACGCACCGCGTCTTCAATTTCTTCAAGACCTAAAATGTCTATAAGATCTTCACCCTCATTATTGATTATTGCCAAACATTTTACCATCCCAACTCTAGCGTCTTTCCATCCTGGTTTAATTGTTGTAAAGTCGCCCTCGCAAATATTTGAAATAACAAAACAATTAAAATTATAGAGTCCAATACTTACCGCGTTAGCGGCAATTTTCTTCATCATCTTTTTAACATCTTCGCTTTCAACTTCCGACACATTTTTCCCACTCTTGATATTTTTCTCAGCCAATAAAATTAACTCTCTCTTTTCATTAAATGTCATTGTTTCAATCCTCACTTTCTTTATTTGCGTTTGATGTTTGTTTCTTTCTTGTTACATCTATAGTACCATGGTTTGATTTTTTGTCTAGTGATATTTTTTAATTTCATGTACGGAT